ATGCGCGGTCAAAGTCTGCGCGTTTCTCAGCAACGAACTGTGGGTCATTTGTTTGCGCTGCAATATCGAATACGCGCTGGCGCTCAACTAAGATACGCTCAGCTAATAAAACTGGATCCTTTTCTACCCTGATTAAATCAGCGATGATAGTAGGTGTCTGTGAGATTAAGTCATCTGCATTGGCTTTTACACCTTCACCATAAATCTTATAAGCGCGGTCTGCTGCCTTAGCGTATACAGGCGCTCCAGCGCTACCAGCGGATGCCCTAAAGCGCAGGCCTTCTTCTGGAGATATGCTAGAGATAGCTCTGCCGTATCCATCCGTAATAGCTTTAATCTGAGTCTGTACATCTTGAAGATTAAACGAGCCACCCTCAATCATGCCGCTCAGTCTTGAGAACTCATTACGGGCTTTTACTTCTAATTCGTTACGCAGCTGAATAGCCTGTACTTTACGAGCTGCATTACCAAAGGTAGTGCCAGGCTCCGCAAACAATTCCTGTGGGCTTTTGCCGCCTTGGATAGCAGCCATTACCTGATCTGCGCTTGGTTGATTCTCCGCACCATACTGCAAGCCTTCTCTTTCAGCCTGTTCCTCAGCCTTCTTAAATGCAAACTGAGATACGCGATCTAGCGCAGATGTAATTGTAGTTAGCTGTGCAGCAGACTCTTTTACGTCAGCACGATCTAAACGTGGAATATCAGCAGGCAGAAAACCTGTGGGCTGGTAGAGTGGGAGAGTTGCCATATTTAACCTCTTCCCGCAGGAACATAATCGGTACTAAAATCACTAATTGGTGCAGCACCACCAGCTCGCCCTGCGCTGGGAGCGCCACCCAATGAACTAGCGCTTGCGCCTGCCATACCGAGTTTGGCAAACGCATTAAAGTAACCTGTGCGCTCCGCTGTAGCTCCGGCATCCTCATACAGACTCGCTTGGATCAATCCATTACGGCGCTGGCCTTCTGCGCCTGCTAAAGCAAACACAAACTCTTTGCCGCCGCGAGTGTTATTAACCGACTGTATTAAACCAGCAGACCCCTCAAAAGCATTTACACCACCAGCAAAGCCACGGGCGATTACAGCTGCATTAGCCGCATTGGTACGCTGCAATATTTGATTAGCTTGAAATTCATACTTAATCGCTGCGCGCTCAGTCTCAATACGAGTCATGGCCGCTTGTTGGTTATAGTACTTTTTCTTGTCTTGGCCTTCTTTGATTGACCCATACGCGCCAACCGCCGCAAAACCTAACGCTACTACCGCCGCTGCTCCCATGTCTATGTCCCCTGATGCGTAGCTACTTTGTACTCCATACCTAGCAAAGTCATCTTCTGCGGTATGTCCTGAGATATCGTAATCTTAGCCTCTTGCGAGTAGCCTAAGATTCCATGCAATGTTTTAGTGCCAGTAAACTCTGCGACTGGCTGATCCAATATGTCGCCCAGCTGCCTAAACGAAATTAGCTTATCGTTGATTCTCATGTGTTGCGTTTCAACAACAAGTGCATTTACCTCAACAATGCGTTTCTTAAAGCCAAGGCGCGTGCCTGTTTGTAGCTTTAAATCGACTGGCATTGTGCGAGCCAAGACCGTAATAGGCAAACCAATCTCATACGAGCTTGCGGTAGCTCTAGGCAAAGTAACGGTGCCGCCAGCAGGCACGACCTGATTGGCTTGTACCGATCCATCTTCAATGATATTAACGGTCTCCGTTGCTAGGTGAGCCATCGTTACCGTTGTAACTACACCTGTGCCAGTCTTAGCGGAGTCGGTCAATAAACCATCCTCAAACGCCTCAACGTAGAACTGATTAACGCCATTTACATTGCGGCGCACAACGGTATATATCGTTGATATATCCACGCTGACATCAATGTATGCGCCATCTACCGTAATGAACTCGGATGGAGCAATGACGTTCTGAGCTCGCAGTAAGGAGAATACGGCCATCGTGCCATCTTCCGTATTGGTCATCAAAAGCAAATCATTCTCATCTGTAGCTACAGACCTACGCAAAGCCAAGCGACTTGGCCCCTTGAGTAGGTGGCCAGCAAGCAATGAGATTTTCTGAGTAACATACGTAGCTTGCGTATCTGTATACGCAAACTCGTTTAACGACTTACCCTGACGCTGAACAAACAGCGTGCCTGACTCTAATTGCTGAACTCGTATGCCTTGCTGTGTGCCATTACGGCTAGCAGTCTTAACAAAGAAGTTAGTAGGTGTAATTGGATCTAAGCCAGACTGCGGTACATAGAACTCACCGCCAGTCGTAAACACTTGTAAGTCGCGCCCAGAAATAATATCGACAATCGCATTAAATGTATTGGTATCTAGCGTTGCCTCTACTGCGTCATCGTCTAAACCTTCGGTAGCTTCAAAAGCAAAAAAGAGGCCAACTTTAGAACCCCATATAGTACTAGGGCGAGACTTAGAACCGCCAAAGAAAAGGCGACCTTCATGGAAAGTAACAGAGCGAGGATAACCTTTAGAATTAGACCAAACAGCCTCGTACCCAGATTCATAGTCCCAGTCTCCAGTAGCTATTGCGCTGTTATTAAAAAACGGAAACTCAGTAATAGCATCAACTACTGTGCCGGATGTAAAGCGAACAATCTTAGCCCTGCCCTGTGGCGATACGTTAATGTACTGGCCAACAGATGATGAGCTAAAAATGCTAATTGTGTAGGTTGACGTTGCATCTGGCGTTGTAGTCCAAGCGGCGCTAACCGTTGCTACTTTTGTAGCACCAACGTAATCGCTAATAACCCTTAGCTGGCCGCTGCCTGTGCCGCCTGTAATCCGAATATATCTACCGTTATAAACATCATCTGTAGCGCTCGATGCAGCAGCCAACACAATCGTTGTGCCAGTAGAGCCAGCCTGAGCCGTATCGCTTACATCTGCCTCCGAGGCTGTTAACGTAACTTTGCCAGCAACAGCAGACGGGGTTAGCGTACCAGCTGGGTTGTATAAAGAGGATGTAAAATTATATTTTGGGATCGATTCAAACGCGATTGCGCCAGCAGTCCAAAGAGAATCACTAGCACCGCGAACAATCTCGATGGGCGCAATGTCAGGATGTACCACGATTAGGGTATCAGCCGATTGAGTCCATACGATATTGGCTAAAGTAGATCCAACTAACCCGACAGATGATGTGCTTAGATAGGGATTACCCGTACCGTTAATATTTGTAATTAAGACTTTATTCTTAAATATATACATCCGATTATGGGTAAAGCAGAGCATATAGCTATCAGACGTGGAGAACTCAAACTCAACTAAGCGCACACCATTGGCCGCTGAGTCTGCCCCTGTGTTTGCTAGTGATGTAATGTAACGAGTGCCAGGCCTACGGCGAATACCGCCTTGTGGCTGGCAGACTACGTTGGTTGCCTTCTCTAGTGCGTTTGCGTATGCAGTTAAATCCACACGGGCGCGGAGTAACGGATCGAGCTCGCCTGTCGAGAAGTTAGTCTGTATGCTTACAAAGCGACTCATTAATACCTCACGGCAATAAGCGAAAAGTCGTTAATGGCATTGCTTGGATTACCAGCGCCATCAATATTCATAGCCTGACGCAGATAGCCACCACGGCCATTCTCGGATGGGCCGCCTGTAGATACAGACTGCCAGTACTGGCTTTTGTCTGTTTGGTCTGTAATAGGTAAAGCGAGGTGCCAAGTCATCATGTACTTGAGCAGCTGAACAAAATAGGTAGGCATCTCAAACTCAGGCACAGAATACTGATAATCAATATAGACCTGCTCGTAGTCTGTAAGCAGCTTGTCGCCAATAATGCGGTATTCTTTGCGTGGCGGGATGTTAGTAGCGTTGGTATCGTAGATAGCTCTAGGACTCGTTAAACGGTCTCCTGGCAGCTGATACTCATAACGGTACTCGTTAATAGGTGTTGTTAGTAAACGCGCTATAGATGTCTTTTTAAAGCTAAAAGACCAAGGGTACATAAGTAGCGCCTGATCCTTAATATCTGGATACAGTCGATTGGCTACAGATGCCTCATCGGATCCTTCGTCAAAAGAAGATATGGGCTTTGCGCCCAGCATCAATAATGCGTCAGAACATATTGATAGTGCGGTATCACCAGCTGCCATTTGACTTGCTCCAAATATCTTTTACCCAACCACTAGAGCCAGCTCCCTTTGGCTCACCGTGGAAACATACAACCCTTGCGTCTGCTGGCTTTGGCTTTTCTAGTATGTGTTTCTTATACGAAAACACTTGCTCTGGAAAAACCTCTTGCCAAAAATCATACGGTGCTTGATGTTCAGATATAAAAGACTGGTCTCCTAATCTGGGCATTTTATTGTATTCAATCATATACTTGTCTTTACTTTTCGTAAAGGTTTTATATAAGAAGGAATAATCCCCATTCCAAGCCATCAAACCACTATTCGGTATATCCCATTTTGAGAAGTCTTTAAGCATCGTAAAGCGATGGTTATACTCCGCAAAATGTGTAATATCTCCAGCAATTACCGTATCTAAATCAATGTACAAAACGGTGTCGTCAAACACTTCTGAGAATATCTCAATCTTTGACCACCACCCCGGCCAGTTATTCTTTAAGGGAATACGCTCACACGGTACACCAACATCAGAAAAACAAATAAAACGATGGGGAATATGTAAATTAGCAGTAACCATATTACGTAGCCTAAGTACATCGTCTGGGGTGTACCCATCCTTGTATACGCCCTGGTCAAATCTTCCTGCTTTTAATACACATACCACGCTTAGCATGGCATCCCTAATATCTTATTTGTTTCACCGCTTACAGAGTAAATACCCTCTGTCAATCCTTTTGTTTTATGGTCTCTTAGGATCTGCGCCCAATGCTCTACCTGA